TTTTGGATTGTCTTCGGCATTGATTTCACTATTTCAATCGGATTCTTGATTAACTCAAGCAATGAAGAACCGATAGATTTAAAGCCATTCTTTAAGTCGCCGAAGCTAGACTTTAGGTTGGACAAGCTATCCTTCATAGAAATAACGAGCGCTCGATTCATTGCCTTGCTGTCTTTTGTCATTTCGTTGTAGGATACTTTCGCATCGCTCTTCATCTGATTGAACGTCTGCTTGCTATTTGATGATAAGACGTTGTTTGAATTCGTAATCTTTGAAGTCAACGCCTGATAACCCTTTGTACCAGAACTAGTCATATCCGTAATTGCTTTCTTTGTGCTATTGAATGATTCAGTAGTTTTGCTCACACGATCTTTTAGATCAGCGTAGCTAGCGACCATTGATTTCGTCGAACTTGAACCTCTCTTACCGAGTTCTTCCGCACGCTCGGCAACACTACTAATTGTTCCCGCGAGTTCGGTTGCTTTTTCGCCAGTTCGTTCAAACCAACCGAAAAAAGAGGCCACAGCTTTCTCTGCTGGGCCACTATCTGCGGTGATCGTTAGCTTCGCCCCACCTACGTTTACATCCTCTGCCAATTGCTCAACTCCCTTCTATATGTATTTTTATTTCTTCCACCATTGAGTTGTATCAACGCCATCGTTGTTAGCAGACTCAGTTAACTGACCTTTCGCCTTTTCAATCGCTTCTTCATACGGCTTCATCAAGATTGACTCATAGCTATTTCCGCCAGTCAGGTTACTCAAGAACATACTCACTGAATCAACTATCGCCATTTGAATCTCATACTGTCTTGATCTCCGAGCGTTATACTCTTGTTTATTTCCCCATTCATACTTCCGCTTCAACCAAGTAAATGTCTGGTCTAAAACATAATCCTCTGAGAGAGAGTAGAAATAAGAAACGTATTGGATTTGCTCTATTAAGCTTGTGGTGAAGGTTTCAATGGCACTACTGATTCCGGTTGATCCTGAGTGTCTGCTTTCGTTTTCCCTGCTGCGTTCATGTCCTCTTTCTTCACTGGTCGGAATTTCGGACGGATCTTTTTTACTAATGCAGTCAACTTATCAATCGGTGTATTATCTAAGAATGAAGTTACGATCAAAGCTGTGTCAAAGAAATCCATTTCCTCTGTTTCTTCAGCAGTATTACCAAGTACAATCGCAAGTATTTCCGCAATCTTCTCATCTGGTAAAATTTCTAGAGCAAACTCGACCGTTTGTTCCATAGATGGCGGTGTGAAGTCCCAGAGCAGGTTCTTATTCTCATCTTTCATTTGTTCCCCAGTCTTCTCGTCAATCGCTGGTTTTTTCTCAGTGTTCTCGCTTCTCCACTTAACAAATCGGTCGTACATGATTACACCATCACCTGCTACAAATTTGATCAATCGCACCACTTTTCTATTTGTCAGTCGCGGCATTGGTACCTTTGAACCATCGCTCAATTCAACCATTTTCATTTCAGTTACTACGCTGTTGATTTGTTCTACTGTTGTATTTCCAGTCATGTTTTTCTCCTTTTTTAGATAAAATAAAAGACCCTGCATTATAGCAAGGCCTTATGATTACAATACTTGTTCTATTTCTTTAAATACATTTTCATCTTCTGGTAAATCATCCTGAGCAAAAGCTGAGAATGATACCGGGAGAGTTCCTTTTTCCTTACCGTGATTGGTTTCAACGTTATCACTAATTTTTGTTTCATAATAGTGAGCCATTAAGAACGTACCATCTTCTCTCTTAACAATGTTAGTTAAGCTGTATGAATCAACAGAAGTTGGCGCACCATAAGATACGGTTTTAGTCCCTAGTTCTTCAACAGGTGTTAGAGTATCAGATGTCGTGTACGCAGCGGTAACACCTTTTTTCAATGTAACAATGTCACCAGATACTTGAGATATTTCGATTGTTTCATCACCGACTTTAGCAAATTTCACGGTTTCGAAACTTGCTCCTTTACCAGTTTCGACCTTAATCTTCTTGTTTCCTTTATTGACCGCAGCTGCCAATGTTGCTGGCGTTCCAAGCGTCGCTGCGGTTTCAGTGATACTACCACCAGCCCATGCTAGAACGCGGTTATCAATTGATGTTTCCATCATAGTTGTATTGAGTGTATTAGTCCATGAGGAAACAGTTGAATCAATTGGTACGACAGATTGATCAATCATTACATCCTCTGATTCGTAACCTCTTGCTCGAGCAATGCCTTCGGTTGTAGCACCTAAATCACGAAAGCCAGGTTGTAATTCATAGGTATCCATGTCCATAACGTCAGAGATTTTTGTTGGACGAACAGTGGTGTCTTCCCCAAGGATTAGTCGCCCAGCTCCACCTTGAATATCCTTTTTATTAAAACGATAAAATTGATCCTTTTTATTCATTATTTATCTTCCCCCTTCTTTACCTCTTCGTAGCTCCACGAAGAACTAGAGACTTTCAGTTTTAGTAACTGCGCATCATTTAGTTCAAGAGTTTCTCCATGAATGATCTCCTTAGGAATACCTTCGATATTAACTTTAAGAGTCGTACCTGCACCTGAATTCGATTTAGCCATCACTTTGACTTTCGATTCTTTCGTACCGAGTGCTCCTTGCTTTGTTTCCTGTTTCTTTTCTTGTGCTTTATCTGCCAAAATAGTTCCTCCTTAATTTTCAAAATAACTAATTCTCATATAGCACCATGCTTCGTTTTTCTTTGATTGATCATCAACATCAGGAGTTGGTGGCATCTGAAAATCAACATCAAACACATTGACTCCCTCAATATCTGCAAAGTTACGTTTCAGAAAATTACCGACCTCAGTGCATTTCGTGAGAGCTTCAACGTCATCATCAGAACGCACAAGAAGCTGTAAACTACCCTTGCCAATCGGCTTGACAAGCAGACATGGTAGTTCTGCTCCTGCTTCAATTTTCCATATTCTGAATGATTTGAACTCATCTTCAAACGCAGCCTTTAGAAATCCATGTATGCTGCTGGATGCATCTACATAGTCCATCTAGCCACCTCACATCCTGTTTTTGATGTACTTCTTGATTGTTGTTTGACCCTGTGTTTTCATTCGGTTTAGCTCTGCGTCCAACGCCCGGCCAAAGATATTGAATCGTTTCTCTAGCGGCTTCGCGTAAATGACCCCAGAGCCGATTTCCAAAATAGTTTTACGACCTTCACTCGTCAAATTATGGATCACGGGCCCTACATCTGAACCGTTTGGACCCGATTCATGTCCCGCATAACCGATAGAATTAATATAAGCAGCCGTGTCAATATGATGATCCGTTCGAGTGATATCTTTCGCACCATCTGCCCAAACACGTCCCATAGATTCAACAGCAAGCTCTCTAGCCTCATCAAGAACCCTCGGAAACTGTTTGGTGAACTTAGCCATATCATCGTCTAAATCGAAAGTTACCGAAGCATACTTGGCTTTTCCTTCAACCATATTATTCAGCTCCTTTTAGATAAATCTTATGATGATGTAGCTTTTTCCTTCCTGTTTGTCTAATAATTCGATCAACTTCAAGTTTGGCTGTGGTGATAGAATTCCCTTCATCATCAACTATGTTTAAAATATCCATTTCTGGATCAATCTCTGTTGTTTTCGGTACCAAAATATAGAGCGACCTCACCACATCAGAACCAGTGTTGTCTCTATTTCTGATCGTTTCTTCAACAAAGCGACAACGAGACTGAAACGGTTCTTTTGGTTTGGTTATCGGTCGTCCCCAGCCATCTTCTCCCACTTTTTCTTCACCAGGAAATTGAATGGTACAAAAATGAGGCAGCAAACGATCAAAAGACACGTTTACCACCTCTTTTCGGTTTTCTTCTTGTCGGACCACTGACATTGAAATAAGTTGGATTCTGCTTACCAACTGTTAATGCATCTAACAGCATATCCAACTCATAGTCTCCGGTAATACCAATCCCAACATCATCACCAATTGATTTCACAGTGTACGAATAATCTCCGATGTTCTCGGATTTAATCCCCTCAAACCGGTTCTCCATATCCATCTCATTGTCACAGTAGTAGAGATAGTCGACTAAACGCCAAGTAATCGTTTTGAGTGATTGCATCGTGATTAGATTTTCAGTTTTTGAATAATCAAATCCCGTTCGTTGAGTCGTGTAATTATCAGCACGATCCATCAACGAAGTAAAAGCCTCATCTTCTAGTTTGTCCAACTGATCTTTAAAGCGAGAATGAAGAAGAACTTCTTTTTTTTCAATGAACATCTAGCTCACTTCCTTAATGAAACCTTCCTTGATGCGGGCTTTCAGTTCAGAAGAATACGGCTTTTCGATTGCTACATTTTCCCCGTATCTAATCACAACACCCTTCGAAATGAACTGTTTATCTTCCACCGTGCAAGTCAATAACACTTCTTCAGAGTTCTTTTCATCCGCAACAACGTCTTCCTCTTTTGGTTCGACTACTTTGTCTTCCAATACTTCTTCAGAATTCTTTTCATCCTTTTTCTTTGCCATAGAATTTCCTCCTAAAGAGACTTACTTAAATCCATGATCATACGAGCTTTAGTCTCAAACGGCACGTAATCAGAAGTCTTAGTCGTATACGATCCATCAATTTGAGTTTTCGCATTCCGTTCAGTCTCAGTGGAAAGAGCTTTGAAAACATACTCATTGATTGCAAATTTCGTATCGACAAACATAATTTGACCGTCAGGCATTTGCTTAGAAATAAACGGTTTTGAAGCTAACACATCAGGTGCAGTACCATTCAACTGATTTTGCAAGAAAATTGGCGTGCCTTGAGTAGTTTCGATTGATGTCCATTGCTTCGCTGTCTTACGGTTCATAACCGCACGATTAGGCGTGAATCCTGTTTCATCCTCCATATACGTCTGAGCGTCCCATGCATCCATGATGGTCAATTTTCCGACTGTTTCAACTCCGCGAACCTCTGGCGCGTCAGAGCCATCATCGAAGTATCCATTCATCAGTCGATCGACAACCATTCGTTCATCCGTTCGACCTAACACCAATCCTTGGCGATTGAAGAATGCAGCAAGCATATCGAATTTCATTGCTTTCGCTTCATCAGTTAATTCAATACCGCCTCCACGCTTGTATACTTGAATCATTTTCTTTTCGGCCAATTTAATGGTCATTACCGGAATTGGTCCGCCTTGTGCTACTGTTTTGAAATCGAAGTCTTCATCATCGTATTCGTCAGCATAGTACCAAGATGTAGTCTGCTGATCGATGTTGACGGTTCCCATTAACAATTCTGCCGCACGGCCAGTTTTTTCGAATACGCCACGTACATACGATTCTACTAACGTTTCAAATAATGGCTTTGTATTGTCGTTTGCTAGTAGTGATCCGACATTCGTACGAATCAACGAAGGATTTAACATCTTGCGGAAATCATCCATCGTCAAGTCGTTTTGATCTAAATAAGAACGCACCATTAACGAGGTGTTCTTATTGATCAAATCTTGGCTGACACCATCTGCTTTTGCAGCTTTTCGAGCTTCTTCCCAAAATTCATGTTGCTGCGGCATTTCGATGATTCGATTGCCGATAGCAAATTTATCTTTCTTGAATAATTTTAGTTCTGCCATTAAATCAACACCTCCGCTGTTTTATCAGGATTCCCTTTCAAAACAAGTAACCCTTTGTCATCTCCTGATTTGATGAACTTCCCGCTTGCATCAGCGATCACTCGATCACCCATCGCCACAACTGCATCAACCTCTACTTTGACATTGCGAGACTTCCCAACTACATAAATTGAAACGGGATCACCTGCCTTGCCACCGACTTTTACAATACCATCCACTTTGTCGTCAACGGACAACGACACTCCATAGTCACCTTCCGCTGCATCGAATACCACAGGCTGACCAGAGACCACATCCGTCTTCGGATAAACTGTCAAGCTTAATCCATAATTCTCAGGGACGATGCCCCCACGATTAAAAATTGCTCCCATATTTTTCTTTCCTCCTATCGAAGTACCATGACTTCATCATCTTTTTCTTCTGATCCGATTTGCCGGCCACTGCTAAATTTTTTCGACTTCATTTTTTCGTAGCTTTCCCGTTCTTCTTTGATGAATTCTAAATCAGCGCGGGTCAACATAGACTTGTAACTCTCAGCATTGAAATCTTCCCCTTGAACAGCAACACGTGCTTTAACAGCTGAATCAATCAAGTCCTCTTTGTACTTGCGGCCAGCTTCTGCCTCTTGCTTCATACGATTGATTGCTTCAACACTTGCGTTACCTTCTCCAAGAGCGTTACGGATAGCAACGTCCTCTTGAGATTCAAAACGGATTTCATGATCTTCCATAACTTTGCGGAGATCAGTTACTGCTAATTTCCCATCAGTAATTGCACTACGAATTTCTTTAATGTCCACTTGCTTCACTCCTTTTGTTTTTTGTCTTTTTAATGCATCAAAAAAAGGCTTGTCCAACTCATCGAAACGAGTACCTAAGCCTTCCTGTAATACCGCTATTCTGTTTTCATCCATCAAACCATCATCAACCATCTGTCGTGCTTTCTGTATGTAAGCATTATGGTTTGATCCTTTGTATACCGTTGAAACTTCTCGCAGATGGGCGTTCTTAATCCAATAAAATACCTTTTGACCTTCTTCAGTCCGATCACCAGGGAAGTATGGAGACATCATCATGGATTTACCATCCACAGAACATATATAGTCTTCAATCCCGGCTGAGAACCCAACTGACAAATCTCTCGTGATCCCGCCTTCAATGTTACGAATAATATCATTCGTTGATCGTCCGTTTGAATTGCTATCTCTTAGCATGTAAAAGCTACCTGAGACCTTGGTCAGTTCACCATCTTGGTAAATACTCGAATCAAATGAGCGAGCATAAGGCTCTCTATTCGTGTCGTGCCAGTCAATCATAGACACGCCTGACAATAAATCTGCTGCATAATTTCTTAATGTCGTTTCAGGATCCATTCGAGTATCAAAGGTGTCTAGTGAGTCATCGCTGATCACACCTTCGAATGCAAATAACTCATTAGCATTGAATGTCCTACGCGTGTGCTTATTGATTTTCGATAGCAGTTCATCGTCAATGTCCGTTGCATGAAC